GTCGGCTCGGGCAAGGCACGCCCGCTTGTCTCTGGAATGGCGCCGGTGGCTGACGCAGCCGGCTTCTCCACCAGCGACCAGGTCGTGGCGGCGTTCGCTGCGGCCCGACGCCAGGGCTACCTGGACGAAACGACCAAGCGCCGGCTGGCTAACACGCCGCAGCACATCTTGCAGGGGATCAATCGATGAGCCGAATCTTCAAGGAATCACAGGCGCAGGACGCAGCTCTCGAGCGGCTGAACAGCTCCTACCGCACCAGCACCCAGATCAAGGATGGCCGGCCGGTACATTCGGTCATGCTGGTTGACAATGTCACCGGAATGCCGTGGCACGAGTCGATTGGCGCCACCCATGCTGATGCGCTTGCCAATGCCATCGCAACTGCGCAGCCTGGAAGCAAGCCTAAGACGGCCGCTGAAATGGCTGCCGACGCAATTGCGCTTGCAGACGAGAACGCCAAGCTGCGTGCTCTCGTCGAAACGCTCAAGGCGCGGGAGTCGGAGCCCGCTCCGGTGCAGGAAGAGTCAGTGGCTACCCCGGCCATGTCTCGTCGCCGCGCCGGCACCTGATCCTCCTGCGTCCACCGTCCGGGTTCGCCCGGCGGTGGATATTGACCACCTATCCCAAGCCCGTTCCACGGAAACGTGAAACTGGCATTTCGATCGTTCGGCCCGCTACGCATCGGACACCCCTTCATTGGGCCCGATTAGCCAGCGGATACCCGCAGATCACATCGTATTTCTCAATCGCATTTCTTTCGGAGTGACACACAATGTCTGACACTTTCTATGAACGCGTGCTGACGCCGTGGACTGGTTCCGCGGACGGCACCGCTGACGGCATGGCGCTGAAGATTTTCTCGGGCCAGGTGCTCGAAGCCTTCCAGCAGGCCACCCACTTCTACGACCGCACGGGCCAGTTCATCTCGGTGAAGCAGATCGAAGGCGCAAACAGCGCTCAGTGGCCGATCCTCGGTGACGACCCGGCTCCGTTCTATCACGCTCCCGGCACGATGCTGAACGAGTTCGACACCACGAACGTGCGCAAGATCAAGACCGCGGAAGCCACCGTCGTGGTTGACGAAATCCTGGTCAACGCGCTCGACGTTCCGTTCCGTGATCTCGAGATCGCGCACTTCTCGGTGCTCGGCCCGTTTGCCAACAAGCTCGGCCGCGGCATCGCCAAGGTTCTGGACAAGAAGATCGCCGTTCTCGGCGTGAAGGCCGCTCGCTCGGCAGCTGTTTCCCAGATCCACGGCGGTGGCTTCACCGTGTACCGTGATGACGGTGGTTCGGCGACGAGCGGTAACGCCGACATCGCCGGCGCTTACCCGCTCTCTCCCCAGGGCGCTTACAACTTCCGTTCGGACCTCGCTTCTCTCGCCCAGTCGATGGATGAGAAGGCCGTGCCGGAGGGCAGCCGCTTCCTGTTCATCAACCCGCACATCAAGTCGGTGCTCCGCTTTGAGGCGGCGTGGACTGGTTCCGCGGTTTCGTCCGTCCCGACGATGCCGTCCTCGTACGATCGCAACCTCTCGAACGAGCCGAACGACGTGAACAGCCGCGTCATCGGAATGCTCGAGGGCTTCAAGATCATCGTCACCAACCACCTCCCGTCGGCAGACCTGTCCGGCAGCTCGCTGACCGGCGAGAACGCAGCGATTGCGTACACCTCGGCCACGGCAGGCACTGGCGGCAAGTACCAGGGCAACTTCAGCGGCGCCTACAACGCGACCGCTGCAACTGCTAAGGGCCAGGCTCGTCCCGTTGCTCTCGCTCTCTGCGGTGCAGACACCGGCTCGCCGGCGATCGGCATGGTGCAGGCAAGCGGCCTCCGTTCGTACATGGAAGCCGACGAGCGCACCAACACGCAGTTCCTCAAGGCCCAGATGATGGCCGGCATGGGCATCATTTGCCCGTGGTCCGCCGGCACCATCGAGGTCTTCGCCTCCGCCTGATTTTCACTAGCCCCCGGATCGGCGGGGGTGGGCCTTCGGGCTCACCCCCGCTTTCGCCGGCCATTCGGAGGCGGTTACATGACAATGGAAGACGGCCGCATCGTCTCGCTCTCGTTTCGCGATTGGATTGGCTTGATCGGGTTGGTCGCATCCGTCCTGATCGTCGTGTTCACGCTGTTCACGGGCCTCATCCGGATGATGGAGCGAATTGACACGACTCTCGGACACCACGCATCGCGACTTGATCGCATCGAGTCACGCCTAGATAAGGACAGCAAGTAATGCTCATTCAGTCGAACATCGTCACAAAGGCGCCCGGTTCAGGCGCAGGCGCCATGACCGGCAACGTGGTGGGCGCATTCCTCTCCACGCCGCAGCCGAACTACGGCAAGCTCGAGATGGCATCGAACGTTACCGCCAACTCGTACGATGCTGCGTCCCCGACGTACACAGCGCCGAGCTCGACTGGGCAGACGCTTCTTGTCTACAGCCCGTCCACGGAAGAGCCGAATCTCCTGAAGCTCACCCCGTATTCGGCGCTCAACAACGCTGGATCTCCGATGGTTCGCGTGGTGGGCTGGCACTCGTACCCGTCGTCGGTCACCAACCTGGTCGCCTTCTCGCAGACGTTCGCAACGTCTGGAGCTACCGGCACCAACACCAATTGGGTCGACACCAACATCACCCGTGGTGGCACGCTGGTTACGGATCCGCTTGGCGGAACGACGGCGCTCCAGATCACGGCCAGTGCGGCCAACGGAAGCATCACGAACGCGGTCGCGTCGCCAGCGCTTCAAAGCGGCAACCGGGCGTTCAGCATCTTCATGCGCCGCGTGTCTGGTACTGGAAACATCCAGGTGACCATGGACGGCTCGACCTGGAACACTCAGGCAATCACCAGCAGCTGGGTCCGCTACACGTTCAACGCAACTTCGGTGACGTCGATCGGCGTCCGGATTGCAACGGCAACAACCGACACCATTGAGATTTGGGGCGCACAGGTCGAAGCAGGAACCGCGGCGACCACGTATGCAGTCACCACGACGTCCTCGTCCACCATTTCGCAGACGCTGTACGTGCCGAACGTCCTGGCTGAACTGACGCTCGCGTACAACGGGACGGCAGGAAGCATCCCGCAAGCTGATTTCGATGGCGCGCGCCGATTCTTCTTCAGCTCGGTCGCTGCCTCGAGCGGCGTTCCGACGGTGAACACGTACTCGCCTGGCACGGCTGCTGCGGCTGGCACTGGGCCCGCGTTTGCGATGATCGATACCGTTGGCTCGCAGTTCGTCACGATCCAGTTCAAGTCCAGCACCACCACCAACAACATCTGCGGTGCATTCTGGAGCGTCATCTAACCCATGCGCAGCCTTGTTGGACGGGCCAAGCGCGGCAGCTCTCGCTCACTTGTAGAGCAGCTGACGTCGCTGACTTCGAGTGGCGATGGCTCCACGCTGTCGCTCGACTTCACCACGGGCGTCCTCGACTCGCGCCTGACGTTCACGCGGGCGAGCGATGCTACGTTCATCAACTCGCAGGGGTTGGTGCAGTGGGCTGACGCGAACATGTTCCCGAACAGCGCGTGGAACGATGCGAACAATGTCCCGTCCGGATGGAGCGGATTCAATCTTTCGGCAACGGCGACGGTTACCGTTCCTGTCAATGATTCAGAGGCTCGGCGTATTTCCGTTGGAGCGACATCAGAGCAGCCGTTCATCTTCCTCGCGCCGACCGTGGCGCAGGGAATCACCTACACGGCTTCCATCGAAATCGTGTCAACCACACAGGGGTCGATTCCGGGAGAGCAGATTCAGTACAGCCAAGTCATTTCTCCGCCATTCGCTACTACCTTCGATTACTACATGAATGGCGTGAAGGTTGGTTCCGGTGGTACTGGAAATGGAAATGCACAGGTTGTCGGCTCGGGAGTTCTCACGGTTGTCTATGTCGCGGCAGCGTCTTCGCAGATCAGAATTGGATTTGCTGCCGCTCCAAGAGCGAACTGCTCGATGGTTGTGAAGGCACCGCAGCATCAGCCGGGAACAGCGATCACTCGTGGCACATTCTTCCGCAGAACTGCTGCCGAAGGCGCGTACTCCGCCCCCCGCTTCGACCACGACCCGACCACGCGGGCACCGAGGGGGCTGCTCGTGGAGGGGCAGATCGAAAATCTGTGCCAACAGGGTCAGTACTGTTGGGGTACTGGAGCAACTAACACTTGGGCGCGGAGCGCAGAAGTTCATGTCAATGCTGTCAATGGAACAGCAGGAGCAAGTGCGGTTGCGCGAATTGATGGACCTGATGGTGGGTCGTTGACGGGAACGAGCCTTTTCAAGCAAGCAGGAACAGCCACCTTTGTTCGCACCAACATCAATGTGGCAGTCGCCCAATCAACGACATACACATTTAGTGCCTATGTCCGCGCACCATCCGGCGGAAACCCGTATATTCGCTTGGCCGTGTTCAATGGCGGAACATGGCTGAACACGACAGGCGGCACCACGGCATCCGGCATCACGATCACGAATACCGCTGGTAGTGGTTCACAGTTCAACGGAGTTCCGTCCACCGCATGGGTTCGTATCTGGGTGACATTCACGACCCAAGTAGGACAGACAGCGGCGACCATTGCCTTCTATCCAGACACGGATACCACCAGCGCAGCGACGATGTATGTGTGGGGCGCACAGGTCGAAGCCGCAAGCGGCCCATCTTCTGTGATTCTCACGGGCGCGAGTACGGCGACGAGGAATCAAGATGTGTGCTATATGGACACAGCACAGGTCAATTCGTGGTTCATCAAGAACAACGAAGCGACATTCCAAGTGCGGTATTCATGCGACAACGCATTGTCGGCTAACACCAATGTCTTCCATCTCGGACAATGGGCTACAGAATATTCGTATGGGTATCAGCACTACACCTATGCGGGTAGCGGTGGGACATTGAGCGGTAACGGAAAACTTGTATCCGCGACTTCTGCGGATAATGGCATATACGGAAATCAAAGCCTACCGCGTGTGTTCAATACGGCGTTTTCGTTCAGTACGAGTGCAAGCCTTGTTGCAAACAGTTGGAATGGCAATACGCCAAGCCAGTTGTCTGCCACTTCATGGCCTACTTGGACGAGCACAACCATTCGTCTGGGAATCGGGACAAGCGCGGCAAGCGGAACATCAAGTTCGGCTGGATTCATGCGTATTCAATCGCTCAAGTACTGGCCGACCCGCCTCCCCAACGCCCAACTCCAGAGCCTCACCACATGACCGACTACATGCTCCGAACCGACACCGAAGCGCAGATGGACGATGCGTTGGAAGCCGCAGGACTACTTGAGGACGGCCCGATGGGAACCTATCCCGTTGCGGGCTGCTATGTGGACCGCATCGGGCCGATTCCGCCGTCCTACGACATTGACGGGCAGCAAGTCAAGGCAGGCGACCCGCGCTTCCATACCAACATCCGCGTGATGTTTGAACTGACGGAGGAGCAGGTGTCGTGGCTTCCGACGTTCACGCCGACGCCAGAGATTCCGTACCGGGTGTTCTGCTGATGCGATGGATGATCGTGGTGCTAGCACTGACAGGGTGCAGCCAGGTCGAGAGGATTGCCGGCAACACGAATGTAATCCGGGAGGACGCCCAGGCGCTGATTGACCACGGGCAGGCCATCAGCGATCAAGAGGTGGTCGACCGCGCAACCCGCATCGACAGGAACGCCTCCGACATTCACGTGCAGCTGACGAAGGTGCAAGACATCACGCCGGCGTGGCTCTCCACGCTGAAGTGGTGGGGCATCGCCGTGGTCGTGGCCGGCGGCGCGTTCCTAGTCTGGAATTCTGGAATTGGCAGCGCCTTTCGCATCGCGATTGGCTACCTGCCGCGCGCCAAGGTACGGGACGCGGACCTGGCCTCGGGAATGCTTGATCCCAACAACCCTGAGAATGCCCGCGAGTACGTCGCCGCGCGGCGGGCCTCGGACCCTGAGTTTGACGCCGCGTGGCGCAAGATCAACAAGAAGGAGAAAGCATGATGGATTTCCTCGTGGTGTGTGCGTGCATGGTCGTGGTTGGGTATGTCGCTGGGCAGGCATTCCCGTTTGAGTGGGTGATGTCCAAGATCCGAAAGGGCGAAACCAAGTGAGCGAACTGAAGGTCAACAAGATCACCCCGTCGACTGGAACTCAGGTCGAGCTCGAGGCGACTACGGTTCTTGTAGACGGCACGCTCTCTGTCGGGACCGTCAACAACGCCACCGGCGTGTCTCTCCAGCACAACGGAAGCACCAAGGTCGCTACGACCTCTACCGGAGCTACGGTCACCGGCACGGTCACGGCAACCGCCTTCTCAGGTAACGGAGCTGGCCTCACTGGCGTCATTGCTGCCGGCTCCGGCGGCAGCACATCTACCGGCGGCCTGTCCGTCATTGCTGCCAGTGGCGGCGGTGGTGTGGGCAGTATTGACTTCTTCACCAACGGAACCGCTGCTAGCAATCTCCGCGGCACGTGCGCAAACAACGGAGACTGGAACTTTGACAGCAACACGCTGTTCATCCAGAACAGCACCAATCGGGTTGGCATCGGCACCATTTCGCCCGCCAACGAGCTCGACGTAACCGGCACGATTCGCTCACAGAACGTGACCGTTACTCAGCAAGTCATCGGCGGCTTTGGGGCGCAGGGGACTGGCGGAACCACCGACTGGAATCACGCAAGCAACGCCCGATCGGGAAGCGGATTGACGCTGCTTACTTCATCCGCAACCAATGGGCCAGCGGTTGGAAACGCTTCCGACTATTTCCATCCGTTCTCTTTCGAGTACGGATCAAAAGATGCAACTGGCAATCTGTGCCAGTTTGCGTTCCCGTACGCCGACCCGCTCTCTGGAGTCCATGTCAGAAACAGGTACAGCGGAACGTGGACTACTTGGCGAAATCTGGTGAGCCAGCCGTCATCGGCAACCCCAATGGTGACGGTGACCGCCACCGGCGTCGGCATCGCAAAGACATCTCCTACCACTGCGCTTGATGTCACTGGCGCCATTACGAGCAGCGGCACCATCAACGCAAACGGCGGAATCACGTTCCCGGCCGCAGCAGCGCTGTCGGCCGGAGCAAACGTCCTTGACGATTACGAAGAGGGAACGTGGACGCCGGCGTATGGAATGACTGGCGGCACGCCGGCCCTTGGAACCATCACGTACAACACCACCAACACTGTTGGCTCTTACGTCAAGATCGGCTCAAGGGTGTTTGTGAACGGCCGCATCACTGTCACCACCGGGACAACTACGGCAACAGGAACATATGCCGTTATCACTGGCCTTCCGTTTACTGTGTCGGGCAATCACTCGATGACCGTTGGATACCGGACGACCACCGCAGCACACTGGGGTGGAGCATTTCCCGCAACCGGATACACGTACGCCTCCGGGATCTACTTGATGACAAATGCCTATGCGTACCTCGCTGCGGCGTCAATGAATACAGCCGCTGCACTGAATGGAACCGACATCATGTTCAGCCTCAACTACACAACTACCCAGTAATCATGCCTACATCAAAAAGCGAAACCGTCGAGATTGACGAAGATGGTGTCATTTCCTACAAGGAAACCACGGTCGAAACTGATGGCAGCGGAAACGTGACCTCGGTCTCGTACAAGCGAGGCGTGTACGG